GCCGAAGCTGACATTCGTGGCGGCGATCCAGTGCCGCTGGATGACACGCCTTAGACGTAAAGAGAACAACGATGTCACAGCATGATTCTCTTTTTGAAGACGTGGCCTCTCACCTGGAACGCAGGGTCTGTGGAATAGTATGCAAGAACCAGTGTCTTCAACCAAGAGAAGTCCTAAGACATGTGTTGGTTCTTCTTAGTTGCTACCAGGAAAATGAAGTACGGGAGCTTATCTCAAAAGCTCCGCAAATCAAGGATGAAGCATGACTGTAACAGAGCACATTCTAGTCGGTATCCTTTTAACGGTAGTCACAGGAGACTTGGCTTTGACAGCGTGGATGATTAGGATAATCTTTCGCCACGAAAAAGAATTGGCTCTTCTACGAATGTTTGATACAAACACAGAGCAGAGATGCCAAGTTCATACACAACAGATGGAAGGTCTGGAGCGAGGACTGGCACGCACCGACCGTAACGTCCAGATGATTTGCCAGAACCTAAACATCGATGGTTACGAACGGCCACCGAAGTAAGGAGACAATGATGCTGAAGAAAGCTCTACTGGTCGCAATGATTTTTGTGGGAATCGGGTTGATCTTTTCCCCGATGGTTGGCTGTGTCAATCCCCCGGAAGGATACATCGAATATGATGTAAATGACGACGGGACTCCGGATGTCTACGCGCAGGACCTGGATCAAGATGGGATTCCCGATCTTGACAAAAAGGGAAAACCTATTGTTCTTCCTACAAGTGAGTCTCTGAAATACGCCCGAGTTGCTGATGAGGCTGGTCCAACCGTTCTGACTGGAGTTGGAATCTTGACGGGTGTTCCTCTCTTGTCTGCGATTGCCCTAGCTTGGAAAAGGATCAAATTCGGGAGAGTCTTCGCCAACACTGTGGCACACGTCCAGGCTGGAAGGATGGCTCTTAAGGACAAAGGCTATATGGCTGTCGTGGAGATCCTCAAAAACCTTATGGATAAAGCTGGCTCTGTTGAGGAGCAAGCAGCTATCAGGCAAATCATTGATCTAATCAAACAGGCAGGAGCCGAGAATATCGGAGACAGGCTTCTGGAACTATTTGATGAGATGCTGGATAGCGAAGATCCCGATGTCGTGGCCGCTGTGAAAAAGGCAAAGAAGCGATTAGACCTTCCCAGTGTGACTGGGTAAAGGAGCTAGTTCATGACTCAGTTGATAGATGTCACGAGAATGCGTTTGAATCCCGAGCTTGCCGGTGTGGATGAAGACCGACTCCAGAGTTTAGCTAAGGTCGTTTCTGCCAGAGCAGAAAGGCTCTGCCAACGGGAGTTTTCCCAGGCGGTCCGCACTGAGACCTATGATGGGGATGGGTCTCCTGAGCTATGGTTAAACGTGATTCCCGTGACATCTATTGACTCTGTTTCTATTCTCGATGACGATGGAACAGAAAACTCCCTTACAGTCAGTCACATAAGGATTGATTCTGATATAGGAAGAATCCGCATTGTTTCCTCTGAGGCTGAGTATTATGTATTCCCTCGTGGATTCCAGAATATCAAGATCACATACACTGGTGGCTTTGCTTCTATTCCCGAGGATCTCCAGGAAGCTTTAGTCTCTTGGGCCCAGTATCTGCACGCGCGAAGTCGTCAGGATACATCTATAGAAAGCGAGAAGCTCGGCGACTACTCAAGAACCGTCAAAGACGCATCGGATCTTCCGAGGGATGTCAGATCGGCCATATCTTTCTACCGATTGCGGAGAATGCAATGAGTATAGCTACAATGATAGCCCGATCCGGCCAAAAGCTGGATTTGGAGCGGGCGACAAAAACCCGCACGTTTACGGGCGGACGGAGTAATACGTGGGCTATTGTTGCTATGCAGATTCCCTGCTGGAAACAGCCCGTCTCGTCTGACATCCTCCGAAGATATGAGAGAAATACCATTGATGTGGATACAACTGTGTATGTGGGACAGTTCCTTGGAATCAAAACTGGAGATCGCATCCGTGTATACAGTGACTCGGAAAGTTCGTATCTGGTCGTTGAAGGTGTAAGGGATCAAGCGGGCTTAGGCAGACTATGGGCTTTGGATTGTAGGGAGGAAGTCTGATGCCTATGCGATGGTACGGAGCTTCAGTCAAAGCCAAGATGGATGGGATGGTTAATGAAAGGCTTGACAGAGCAGCCCGGGAAACACGAGACTACATTCGGAAACAGATCAGCACACCGAATATAGAAGAAAGAGGAGATAGAGGCAGAAATCGGAAAGGACAATTCACAAAAGCCAAACGTGGGACTAATCCATCCAAGCCCGGTGAATATCCTCACAAGCTCACGGGTCACCTACGAAGAAATGTGGAGATGGAACACGACCGGGAAAAGATGATAGCTCGTGTAGGAACCAACGTGGAGTACGGCAGATATTTGGAGTTGGGAACCCGAAAGATGAAGAGACGGCCCTGGTTATCACGAGCCCTTGTGGAAATGCGACAAAGGATCAAGCAGATTCTTCGAGGACGATGATGCGAAATCTACTCATAGGAATATACAGGACTCTTCGGGACAACGGACCAGCAGACTGGAGATGGGAACATTCGTTTTCTCCAGCCGGTCTTCCTCTTCCGTTTGGTAGATTCCGCGTCTCAGGTGGGACTCCCGCAGAAAGAACCACCGGATTGTACCAGGTGATGGAGTATACTCTTGACTTACAGCTGTGGCATACTATTGATGAAGAGATAGCCTCGGTCATAGATGATCTTCTTCAATTGTTCTACGGACCCGGCTGTTTTACATACACGGATGGGGTTGTGTTGGATGCTTATGCCGTGAATCTGACTATTGACACAGACCCCGATAAGACCCCCGAAGGTGGGGATGTCTGGATGGGACAGCTTTCATTTGAGATTAAAGTACAGGAGAAACCCGGAGAATGACGGCTGTCTATAACAACTTAGTTCTGGATTTGTTGACCGAATATCAATACGAGTCAATGAATCTACAAGCTTATTCCGAAATGGCCCTAGGCCAAGGAGAAGATCCTATGGATTTGAGTACAACTCTTAAGGTCAGTGTTGATGCAAGGGCAACCAAGCCTTTGGATCTCACCACAGCTGAAGACGCACTGAATGAAGACTACAAGACTGTTCTGGCTGATGGGACTGGAGACGATCAAGCCGACCTTGTCTGGCACGATCGCAGAACCATTGCAGCTAGTTCCAACGATGATCTTGACCTGGCAGGGGTTCTCTCCGACGCGTTTGGAGACACTGTCAGCTTCGCCAGGATCAAAGGCATCTTCATCCGGAATCGGTCGGATCAACAGGGAACCCCCACCGAGGCACAGATCCAAGTCGGGGGAGGGTCCAATGTCTTTGCCAGCTGGCTTGGAGCATCCGGAGACATCGTGAAAATTGATGCAGGTGGGATGTTCCTTCTCACGAACCCGACGGCAACTGCTTATGCCGTTACGGCTGGGACTGGGGATATCCTCCGAGTCACAAACAATGACGGATCCGACCAGGCCGAGTATGATATCATCGTCATCGGTGCAACCTCCTAATCGGTTCTCGTTAATCACAAAGAAAGGAAAACAAGATGGTTGATTTTCTGTCAGGAAAAGAAGGTAAGGTCAGTGTCGGTGGAGTCGACATCAACGTTACGAACTGGTCCTTTGATCCGGCCGCCGATATGCATGAAACTACGCATTCGGGTGGCAGTGGGTACAAGACGTATGTCCCTGGAACAAAGGGAGCCACGGGCTCTTTCGAGGGAGTCTGGGACGTTGACAACCGACCCTCCGATACTCCAAACCTTGTGGCGGGGGCCAAGTTGACGAACCTTCGTCTTTACGAACAGGCGGCAGGTGGATATATCAGTATCCCCATAGCCTATGTCAATGGAGCCCCCATTGCATCTGAAGTAAATGGTCTTATCACATTCACTGTTAACTTCACTGTCAGTGGATCTTGGACCATGCCAACGTAAACTCGCTTGCTGATGACAGCAAGGGTTGAGTAAGGTACAAGGTGCCGGGTGGGGAATCCGGCCGGGTTTACCAGAACAAAGTACGAGGACAGACAAATGACTAACCAAGGCAAAGTCCTGAAGGGTCTCACCAAGCAAACTGTAGACATTCAGTTCGAAGGTCAAACTTATCTCCTGACTCCGATGGGCCCTTCTCACCTGGGACTCTTACAAAAATGGGCCGAGGAAGAGCCGTTTCGTAAGATGCGGAGACAGGTTGAGATTCTGGGTGATGTGGTAACTCCAGAGCTTCTCCAGAAGATGTATGAATCTGCGGAGAAGAGATCCGCCGAAGTCAATGTTCTTTCGGAAGGAGAATCTGCAGTCAATACTGTTGAAGGAATCCAGGAGATGTTCTATATCCTGACTCGCGACAACCATCCCGAGCTGGACCGAGAAGATGTAAAGCGAATGATAACGGTCGAAACTCTATCCCAGTTTGCGGATGCAGTGAAGGATGCAGCTGGTATCGATGAAGACAAGGAGGAGAATTCCGAAGCCCGCCCTACCAAGGTTCCCAGGGAGACTGGGCTGTCGTCTATAAAGTGATGGCAGAAAACTACGGATTCAGTCCAGAAGAGATAACGGGGATGTCCTTTTATCAAATCTGGAACTACCTACAACCATCAGATAAGGATGAAAAACCTCGCGGGGTTCCCATATACTCTTCGTCGCAAATAGAAGGGTTGGCAAGACGGGCCCGTGAGAAAAAGTCAAAAGGAATAACCTGATGGCCTGGAAACTTGTAGAACTATTTGCAGATATCACTGCCCGAGACGGGAAGTTTCGGGCGGCCATGAAACGGGTCCAGGCCAACGCACAAGCGGCTTCCCGTAAGATGGGAGAGGTCAGTCGTCATTCACGTCGCATGCTTATGGGTCTGGGTGCAGGTCTTGCCGGTGTAGTTACGGCCTCATCGGGATTCGAAAAGTCAATGTCTCGTGTCAAGGCAGTCACCAGAGCATCGGGAGAAGAGTTTGAGACCCTACGAAGAACAGCTCTTGAACTAGGAAGAACAACCCAGTTCTCGGCGTCTCAGGCCGCTAATGCAATGAGTCAGTTCGCCATTGCGGGCTTCAAGACCCGAGAGATAGTTGCAGCTATGCCTCATGCCTTGAACCTGGCAGCTGCGGGCGAGCTGAATATGGCAGAGGCCGCTGGCATTGCTTCCAATGTTATGCGAGGCATGGGACTGAATGCCGAGGAACTAGCCAGAGCCACCGATGTGATGGCAGCGGCTTTTACCACATCCAACACTGATCTTCGGCAGTTGGGTGAGGCCATGAAGTTTGTGGGTCCTGTGGCCAAGTCGACTGGGAAAAGTCTTGAAGAAACCGTATCTGTTATTCAGGTTCTTTCCAATGCAGGTATCCAGGCTTCTATGGCTGGAACAAGCTTACGGAGGATTCTGTCGAAGCTAGCTGAAGAAGCTGGAAAGTCCAATGGTCCTTTTCAGGATCTTGGAGTCAGCATTACAGATAGCAACGGGCGAATCCGTAATATGGCAGATATCATTCGGGACTTAAACAAAGCCATGGCTGGCATGACTGAGGCTGAAAAATCCTCTTGGACCATGGAACAGTTCGGGCAGAGAGCCGGACCTGCCATGGCGGCTCTTTTGAATGAGGGTTCCGAAGCTCTACGTAACTACCAGATGGAGCTAGCTGGGTCAGAGGGACTAGCCAAACGAATCGCTGAAGAGCAGCTGGATAACTTTCGTGGATCTCTCACAAAGCTGATCTCGGCGGTTGAAGGTGCGGCGATTTCCATAGGTACAGTTTTTCACGGTGCTCTGCGAAAAGTTGTTGACGCGCTTCAGAATGCAGCCAGCTACATGGCAAGTCTTTCCGATTCTACCAAACAAAGTATACGTCAATGGGTTGGGGCTACTGCAGCAGTTCTTGGAGCTGTGATGGCTTTCTCTAAGCTCTCTCAGATTATCCTATTGGTTACGGCTCATCCCCTGGTTGCATTGGTAACGGCTCTGGCGGCCGCCGGTGTAGCTATCACGAAATTTATGATACAGACCGGGGAGCTGGGTCGAATCTTCGAGGGGGAGTTTAAGAATGTCGGTAATATCATGTCATGGCTCAAGGGCTGGTGGGATAAGATCGTGGATGGAATCATCTACGGATTCATTTCCTTGAAGGTGGTAATTACCAACTGGAAGGACAGTCTCAGATACATGCTCTTGGCGGCTACCAAAGGTGTGGTCTCATTTTCTCTTGATGTGTGGCATTGGTTTACCAAAAAGCTTCCAGAGTATGTCAGATGGTTTGTCAAGAACTGGATGGATATATTTACCGACTGGTTCAACTGGACCAAGACTCTTCTTCAAAATATGTGGAAGAACTTCAAGAACTTGTTTAAGTCCATCTGGGCTTGGATGAAGGGAGACGAATGGGAATTCGAATGGACCAATCTGACGGAGGGGTTCAAACGAACAGCTAAGGAACTTCCCAAAATAGCCAAACGAGAAATGTCGGATGTAGAACGCGTCATGGGAGAGGAGATGCGTAAGATAGCCGACAGGATGAATACGGAATTCAACAAGGAGTATCAGAGGATCCAAAATAAACGGAGACCTCAGGTGCTTCCGAAGAAGGGAAAAGGACCCGCTATCAAAGATGTTGAGGGTCCATCAGAGGGAGAACCCCCCGGCGGAGCTGTTCCCCAACTTGCTGGAGGAGATGGAGCCGGCATCCCCGATTTGGGGAAGACCGTAGCTCGGGCGGCTTTTATCGGTGTGGCTCAGATGGCACGAAAGATCCAAACAGCGGCCGCCTCAGAGGAGAAGAAGATACAGAAACAACAATTGATGAATATGAAAAAGACTCGCGAGACTCTCGAAGAGATGAACCAGAGAGACAAAGAGCGTGAAAACGAGAAGGAAATGGAGCCTCTGGAATGAGTATAACAATCCAAGGATATTCTGTTGAAGAGCTGGAGGGGTCGGGGACAATGACCTTCGACAGAGAGTCAGGCAGACAACAAGGACAGAGAGTATACAAAGTTAATGGGGATCATGTACTGGAATTCCAGAAAGCTCTGTTGGGATTCTCCAGGATCATTGGGAATTACTCTCAACGAACATCTCCACATCAGTTTGCCTTGGCTGGCGGTCTCTATTGCGTACGCACGCGAGCGCAAGGGATTCCCCCCATCAAACAGAACGCGAGAGGGAATGCCTACTATGACTGGTGGAAGGTGTTTGCCAGCTACGAGGTTCCTGATACTCCACGAGAGAAAGAAGATGAATCCGTAGATGATGATGAAGAGGTTGTCCCCTACCGGGAAGAGTCCCTCGACTTCAGTGTTGATATGCTTACCCTTCCCTCCACCTCTTTCAAATGGAACAGTGACAACCAGCCTATCCAGGCCGAGATCGGAAAGGCTATGCCTATGGAGGATATCTCGTATGAATTCCAACACGTGACATCGTTGGATGAGGCCAAGATCAGAACATATCTTGGTAAGATCAACTCCGTGGCGTGGTTTGATAGAACTGCCAAACATGTCTTATTCACAGGAGCCAGTGCCCGTAGAACTATAACAAATGAGGGAGCAAGGGACTGGAGACTTACCTATAACTTCAAGTATCGGAATCAGCCATGGGATAAGTATTGGAGACCTGGAGTCGGTTGGGAGCAGGTGACTCCGGCCCCCTATGACACCGCAGACTTCAACTCTCTGATAAATCCCCTAGGAACAAACGGACCATCATGAGTCAGATAAGAACAGTGCCTCGATTCCGTCCGGGACAAACACGTATCCAGGCGGCCCATCTGAATACGATGGTTGACGAGATCAATCGTCTAACCTCCGAGCTTCGTGCTCTTCGAGATACTCATGCTAAGACAACACGACCCTACATTCGAAAATGGATGGGCCAAGTCGGTCCCGGACCATCGGGAGAAAGATGGGATAACTATGGAAGTTCTGTAACAGAAGGTGATGTCTGGGTTCGTAAGGTTTACAATTCTGGATCTTACTCTGCATCCAATGACTATCAGCCCCCGAACTTTTTTAATCAGAACTATACTGCAAGTTCCAATGAAGATGAATGGGTCCTGGTTTCGGTCGCGGGTCACGCCAGAATCTATGATGGAGACATCGTCGTAGTCCATGATATCATAGATGTAAGCGGGTATCTCACACGAATGATTTTTGGAAATGGAGGAGCCGGTGTAACATATTACAAAGTAGCAGGGTCGGGGGCCCAAGGGTCGGGGCCTCTATCTGTCTATGGAAGATCGAGAGTTGGAACTGGGTACGACACCTCTCAGACATATACTATGTATATCCAATCCCCAGTTGCAGTCACTGGATACTCAACTCCTCTATACCCGAATATATGGGAGGATGATGAACTTCTTGGAACGCTGCCGGATAACAAGGCGGTCCACTGTTTGACTCCCCAGTTCGATGCTCCTCTGGGAACCATTCGCTTGTGGGGGAAGAAAGATGCATCCGATGATCCTGTAGATCCTCCACGAGGATGGGAGATCTGCGATGGGACAAATGGAACCCCCGATCTTCGTGGTAGGTTTCCTCTTGGTTATCTTTCCTCAGATGGTACGGCTGGGACCATGCATAATACAGGAGGGGGATCACACGCCCACGACCAAAGGTACGTAACATCCACATATGATACGGGGACAGAGGTTCGAGCCGCAAACGATGACGCCCATAACACAGATGACGGCTACACATCGACTACTCCGGAGGAAATCGACCTTCCGCCTCACACGGTTGTTGCGTTTATCATGCGGACGGAGTAGATCCCGAGGGAGGTTCTCTCGTCTACGGTTCCCCAACTGACCCCCCAGGAGAGGCAAATTTGCTCCATAATGGGGTGCAGAATCTATTTCGAGCCCCCCGAGAGGGGGAAGACCCGTCTTAGCACAGCAAGCCGCTTAGGACGGATTCTCCGAGGCCACACAAAAAGACCCCCCGAAACCGAAAGGATCGGTCCCGAGGGGTCCGGGTGCAGCGCCCTGAGGAAATATTCTCAATCCCCCAGATGCTTCTGGATCCAGCCAGCCAGGGCGCGGGCTTGAGGAACAGTCATCATCGCGACGGTCTGGCTGGTCTCTTCTGCTTTCTTGACCGTTACCATGATTTCCATGCTGGCTTCATCGGATTGCTGGGCCTGACTGAAACATGCCTTGATATAGACATCTCGGTCGGGTTCCCGATGATGCAGTCTCTCGGTTCCGATTATGTGTTGAATCTCTTGGACCAGGGCTTTGTCTCTCTCATGGAGAGTCTTACGCATCTCCCTCTTGGCCTTCAACAGCTTTACGGTGCTGACGGTGTCATTCATGTCTTGTCCTTTCTGGATCTGAGTCCACCTCTGTGGCCGAGCTTCCGCAGCTTGGCTCTGAGTTTTCGTCTCTCCACCTTATCAGTTGTGTTCTCCAACATCTCCAGGAGAGTTTCAATGCTCCCCTGTGATGTAAGAGGAGCAGGACTCGTCTCGGCTGCAGACTCCGTTTCCTTGGAGTCTTTAGGCTTCTGACCTCCGAGTTTTGTCTTGCTACCTTTGTTCTCTTTAATCATGGCAGTGGCTTGCTGGTCGATCCTGGAAGTCTGTCCTGCGGGAATAGATTTCCCCTCCAGCATCTTAGCCTGAGCCGTGAAGTCCACTTCCAACCAAACTCGGGGAGTATCTTCATTGTCACCGGCTAGAACAAATCCCCGATTCCCGCCGGCCCTGACGCAAGTCTCTCGAAAGTCTTTGAGACGTTGGATCAGGGAGTCAAGGGTATCAATCCGTCGAATCTTCATGACGGGTCTCTCCAGTTTCTTCTTCAGATACTGGACGCAGAGGTTTCCGGCATTGATAGATCGGTGGCCTGGATCTCCGCAGATGTGACAGCGGTCAGATTCGTATGGAGCATCGTGGAGATATTTCTCGATGGCAGCATTGATGTCGCTGGCTAGAGAACTTTCGTTGAGCTTGTCGGTGTCCGTATACTCAATGGTTTCTACCTTGACCGGTTCGTCCTTGACCGTTGTGAGGATATCTACGATGTAGCGGTCTGGTCGCTTCTGGACCTCTCCAAAAAATCTGCGGTCCTTTGTCTTGACTACAAAACCAGACCCCCCGGACTTGTCCCACTGGACTTCGTAATGCTTGAATCCTCTCCCCTTCTTCCTGCTTCTCTTCGATACCTTCTTACTCTTCTTGGCTTTCTTGGCTTTCTTGGCCTTGGAGGCCGCCGTAATGTCCTCTTCTCCGGAGCGACCGCCTGAGCCTTTTCTTTTCGTCCGGGTCTTGCGCTTCGCGGAGGTCTTGGAGGAGGTCTTTGATCTCTTCGTCGATTTCTTCTTGCGGATAGGCATTGAGAGGCTTCCTTCCTCTTGGGGCCATGGTTGTTCTCCCATAACGAACTGCAACCCCCGATGCCTACTCTATCAGCATCGGGGGCTACAGTTGATTGGCCGCTGTGTTACTTCTTCGCGGTCTTCTTGGAGGTCTTCTTCTTTGCAGTCTTCTTCGAAGTCTTCTTGGAAGTCTTCTTCTTGGGGGTCTTCTTGGAAGTCTTCTTCTTCGAAGTCTTCTTGGGGGTCGCCTTGTCGGTTCCCTTCTGGAGACCGCCGTAATGTCCCTGACGCCTGAGCTTGGCTCGGATGTTTCGCTTCTCGGCGGCATCGTCGGACTGTTCCAGTCGGGTCAGCAGATCTTCGATGCTTTCGACTTCCTGGGTCTCGGTCTTCTTGGGGGTCTCGGTCTTCTTGGTGGTCTTCTTAGCCATGGTTTCATTTCCTTTTTCTCTGCGGCGACATCGATTGGCTACCTTCCGATGTCCCATGATTTCTGCGATTCTGTAATGCGCCTGTTCGAATTCGTTAACAGCTATTCGTGCTTGCTCTTCGTAATGCGGTAGTTTCTCTTCTAGGTTTCTAATCACCTCCTGACACTGGTGGATGATCTTCTGTCTTCGCTTGATTTCTGCGAGGGTATCTCGGAAGACTTGAATTCCCAGCCTAGCATTCGTGTATGTTTCCTGTTCTCTCTGGACTTTCCTTTTCTCGTCTGGGATAAGACCGCTTGTCTCTCTCTCGGGTAATTCGAGCTTCCAGCCTTTGATCCTGATCTCGCAGACTCCTCGCAAGTCTTCGAGTATTCGATTGAGGGACTCTTGTGCTTTCCTTACATCCTTGTTTGCCATCGTCTCTCTCCCTGATGTTGTGTGACTATACCATACATGTGCTCCTCTCGATGCAGTGATTAAAGAGTCTTTT